GCTGTCTCAGTTTGTTCTGCGATGGCAACATTAGGTCTAAAGATATTATAACCTCTGATGTTAGTTACATCATTGATATATTGCGTTAGAGCAATACCACTCGTATGTGGAGCAACCTGCTGCCACAATGGGGTGTTAGAGATACCAATAAGATTCTGAAGTTCAGTAGCCTGTTGACTAAAATGTCTAGCCCCAACAGGACGAAGAACACCACTAGCAGTGATATCTTCCTTCGTAATAGAATAGAACTTCTGAGAACCTAGAGCCGTATCCAATACTCTAACTACATCATTACCATCAAAGTTACGACGAGCAGCTTCAAGCATACCGTTGAGAAGAGGTTCTAACAGGTTAATCTCAAAGTTAGTAGTCTTTTCTTGGAAGATACGACCGGCAGCATTATCGAGAACCTGTACTTCAAATGCTGTCTTTTCACCCGGACTACGAACGCCCATAGCTTCTCTAGGAGCACCAGCATAGAGCTCCATCTTAGCTTCAAGTTCAGCAATCTGATTATCAGCAACAATGATACTATTCAGATTCTTACCAAGTTCTTGAACGTCACCATTCTCATCGATATGAATAGGAACACCCGGACCCCAAATGAATTCCTCAACCTCACCAATAATTTTAAGAGGCGGAAGAACTGTAAGGTCCATAGCGTCAGCCTTAAGATTCTCAAGATGGTCAATACGATACTGCATACCAACAAGATTATCTAAGGGACCCATTGCCCAAAGATTGTCAGGACGGAGTCTCCAGCCAACATGCCAAATTGGGCACTTACCACCATAGGTAGGCATTTCGACATCACGAAGAAGGATACAACGATCAGCAACAGTAATAAGTCTACTGGTCTTTAGTTCACCAGTTTCATTATTATGATAATCTCCCCAAAACTCAAGGAGTTCAACATACTGCTGTTTATAGTATTCATAGAGACTGCCAAAGCCATCAATCTGATACTGCTGAGCTTTATTCCAATCTTCCTGTTTCCACCCGCTGGTGAGCTTCCTAACGTTCTCACGATGGCTTAAAACTTTAGCGAGATAAGCATCATCAGGATTAGTCATTGCTCTCTTCTTCAATTCACCGAGAGTAGTAACAGAACGAATGATCTTAAACGTGTCATCAAAAGAAGAAGCTAAAGGATTAAAGACGATATCTTCAGGACTAATCCGAATAGCACGAGGACCGATATACTGACTAACTTGATCACCACCTTCTTTGTTGAAGATACGTCTTTCGTACGTTGCCATTCCAAAAACGTTACCATAATCAATATAATCATAGATCAATCGGCTAACTTCAGTTACGAAGTTAGACTCCCTCGTCTTATTTTCCATATAGGAAGTGATAGTACGAGCAGTGTCCGCCTTAGCTGCATCTTTAGTATAAGCCTGCCAACTAAGCCACTTGTCATTAGGAAAGAGAGCAGACATATAGTTAGAATGTAGATTATCTCTAATCTGAGTTAGTTTAGGAAGAGTGGTTGAATTCTTCCATGGAAGCGCACGATTAGTCGTGGCTGTAGTATCTGTTGCAAATAGATATTGTTTAAGTTCCTGATAGTCATTCATCTTGGTCATACGTTGCATATTGTACGTATCCCAATAGTATGCTACCCATTCTGCCATAGGTTCAGGTGTTAAAGGACCTCGAACTTCTGCAACTGCATCTACCATATATTATTATCCTTTCTAATAGCCTTAGCGGAAGGCTACACCGCCGAAGCGATTACGTTGGCTACCTATCCCCATAAAATCTTGAATGACCTTCCCTGAGCTTCTCTGTGGCTTTATAGCAATACTGACAGCAGAAGCTAAAGCATCTTTAACGTCGTCATGAGCAGGTCTAGCTTGGATCAACTCTTCTTCAAGAACTGAGGTCCAACCTCCTTCGAAATGCCACATCTTATCGTCTTCATAACGATGTTCAAGAACAGCAGCAATACGCTCTTCCTTACGACCTTCTTGTTTGGTAGGACGATAATCAACAACGGAAAGAGTCATACCATGTTGTTTAACATAATCCTTAATAGCTTCAACAATCGTAATCTGAGCAACTGTTACTTCAGCTTGTAGCTTATTAAATTTCCATTTGGAATGTAATTCAGCAATATGTTTAAAATATTCAATATTCTTTTTTGTTTTAAATCTGTCAATATCCAATACATAAATATTGCTTTCAGCATCGATTCCAACTACTACAATAGCTGTCCAGTCAGCTCCACGCTCTAAGGAGAAGGCAAAGTCAACAGCGGCATATACATTAAGCCTATTGCCATTATAATGCCATCTACCACCTTCTAAACGAAGGAGCCTAGGATTGTAATATTTGAATTTACTTTTATCAATACGATTACTACTAGGATCATTGGGATCATTATAATACTGTGCATAGAACTGTGTTTGATCTGAGTATTCTGCTTTAATACGAGCGAGGACATTCCTATCAAATCCAAATGCTTTTCCATCGCTAGGTCGAATGGTACGAGGCCAGATAAACAATCCATCAGTTTCAACTACATGTTCAGAAATTTCCCAAACAGGCTTTTGATCGATCTGTTCACCTTCATCATTATAAACAGAATATGATTGTTCTTTCCAAGTGGCATAGACATCATTAGGGTGATATCTCGTACCACAGGCCATAGTGAACCCACCGGGATTACGAATAGATGTAAACTGAGAAGCTGCTTTACTTACTCGTTCTCTACCATCTTCTGTATAAGCATTATCAGGAACAACTAAGTCATCTGCTAAGATCACGTCAGCATGCCATCCAGTGGTATTAGTTGTAAGACCAGCAGTAGAGATAGTAGCGTCTCGAATACCCTGTTTACGACGCTCTGGATGATCTACAGACATCTTAGAAATCTTCCACTTCTCTCGTAATCCTTCCTGTGGATTAATATATTCAGGATAGTATCGGCGATAAACAGAAGAAGCTAAAATATTCTGAATAGCAAATAGCTGGGTTTCAGCTAGTTCCGCTGTAGCGGAGAGGTATAACATTGTTACTTCAGGATGACGAGTAATAATCCAAGCACACCACGTAGCTACCATATGAGACTTCAAATGTCCACGAGGTAACATAATAAGTTTGTTAGAGGTGAGGTCATCACCTTTGCCAAATAAAGAGTAGTCTTGCATCCAACGATAGATTTCACGGTGAATCTCACCATACATATATCCCGGATTAACTAAACGAGCGAAAAAGTATAGGTCCGCCTTTCCACGCTCCCTAATATCTTTCGCCTCTTGAGGCATATTTTCAATCTGTCTATATGCCTCTTGAAGCCATTGTTCCATTATTCAAATTCCCTTAATCTGATAACATCAGCGTTAAATTCATCATCTAGTCTATCTTTAATTCTAGACTCTCGTTCTTTTTCTGCTTTAGATGGCCGACCTGCCCCTCGTTTATCCCAACCTCTGTCTGCCAACCATTTCATAGCTTGGAAATTACTTCCATCAGCGGACATGTCACGAATAGAACGAATGGCATCGGATCGGATGAGAATTTCTAATTCTTCTCGCCATTGATCAAAATGAGCACGAAGAATTTTATTTTCGTTCATTTTCTGCCAATGTTCCCAATCGAATAAATATTTTGTAGCAAATCGATATTCAATAGGGTCTTCTTCATTCAGATAAAGTTTTTTTAATGAAATATATTTCTTTCCATTATATTCTTTATCTTCACCAGCAAAAGTAAATACAGCAAAAGTGGGATCATACTGGAATTCGAGAAATAACGATTGAGTTAGATATCTCCCCTGACCATCCTTAAATTTGGACTTATCAATCATTTTCTAATGCCTTTAATCTTTCATCAATATTCTGCCATGCTGATACAAGAGGAATAACTAATTTAGAGTAATCAACTTGCCATGGTTGATAAATACCATTCTCATCTTCACCACCAACACGAACTGCCTGTGGATAAATTTTATACAATTCCTGTGCAAATGCACCGATATCATCACTACCACCATGTTCATCTTTCCATTTGAAATTATGAATGGAGATTAAACGGATGATATCAGCAGCAACAGCATTATCTAACACCCCTTTATCGTCTTTCCAATTCTGATCTGACGACGTGGCATACGTTGTGGTCGCACCTGTATTCGATATAGAACCGCGTTGTACATTTCCGTTATCGTAAAAAGCATGGAACGTGTTGTCCGCTGCGCTGCCCCACCAGTCCGCGCGGCCTTCGGGGTAGAACGTAGCCATACGGCGAAGCGCGCCACCATTCAATTTGATGCGTAGTTCAAGCCGCCCCGCCGAACCTGACGGTACGTAACCTGCTAGTCGAGCTACGTTAACGAAATTCGGTCCTTGGAACCAATCAAAATACGTCTCGCCTTCACCGCTCCACGCTTCAACTTTATTGGCCATGTATCCGGCGTTGCCTGTAGCGTCGTCAATCTTACGGAAGAATACGTTCTTGCTACGCGCTCCCACGTCGCTATCGTCCGAAACGACTGGTGGGACCAGCGCAGACGCTTTCATTTCGTTGCCGACTGCTGTTTGCCCGAAATACACGTCGTTAGTGGTGTTCGCTTCGGTGTACCCCGTGACACGGTTCCCGAATGCGTTGTAGTCAAACACCACACCTTGGCCGCAATTCTGGATAACCACATGACACACGTTATCACTGGTGTTCTGCAAGACCAACCCGGCACCGCTACAACGCGACGCCTCGTACTCCTGCATAAACCCCCCGTTCGTATCGGGTGCGCCAAACGGGAAGTTTGACAGTGCCCACCATGTCGGGTGTGCTGCGATATCAGCGGCGAGCGTACCGGACGATGTTACCTGCCCTACTCCTGCGGCGAGTACCTTGTAGTTTCGCCCGTTAGATGCGTTGTAATACTCCGCGTCTAGCACGAGCGTTATGCCGTTCGCATATGCTTGCGCGGGCTTAAACTGCGCAATAACGAAACCCGCACCCGTGATATCGACAGCGCGGCATTTCACCGATGACCACAAGTTCATGTTCGGTGCCGATGCCTCGATGGAAAACGCTGTACCGACTAGATTGAAGCAGCTAACATCTTCGGCTCTAGCTCTGGCACCATACCACTCAACACCACCACCAGTATTACCACTACCGGGGATAATATCCATTCTAGCAATAACTGCACTATTACTGAGACGAATAAGATAAGATCCATTAAATGCTTTTACGAGAACAGTGGGACCGTAATCAGGAATATCATTCTCTGCATTATTACCACTACCAATGAATCTAACGCCATGAGGAATAACCATCTGTCTAGAGAAAGAGAAGTTACCACCACCAATACGTAATTGCTTGTTCTGGCTGGCAGCAGCAGCAAGGGCTAGATCAATAGCGTCAGAATTAGCTAGAGCTGTATTAGTCGTACTAACACCAAAATCTTCAGCCCAAAGATCACGGGAGAGATTAAGCTTTGTACGAACATCTGAACTGAGATTTACTTCTTCAACTACATCATTATCAATTGTCCAAACAGTGCCATCTCCACTGACAGTGATATCGCCTTTATCACCATCACTAACACCTGCACCGGCAGCAGCTTCTTCAGCAGCTAACTGAGCTTGATATGCTGCCTCAGCAGAATCCTCAGCAGCATCGGCTTGAGCTGTAGCAATAGCTACTTGCTCTTCAATTTGTTCTAAGAATCCAGTAGAGTCAGTCCCATTAATCGTAATATCTTCTACTTGAATAAGTTTGACATTAAGAATATCATTACTATTCAAATCTAGATCAGCATTCATTTGATTAGGAAGATCACCATCTCTGCCTAATACTTCTTGCAGAGCATCCTTAGTTCTTTGGAAATTGATATTAATATTGTTTACATTATTGGCGTTGAGATAATCAACATCTACTGCCATTATACTTTATCCTTTCTTCGATATAAGCTTATAACGACTCATTACATTCGTCAATGTAAGAGTTTCTTCTATATCCATTGAATGAGACAGCGGCCCCACAAGGCCAAGCTGTCGAACAATGAATTCTTTTAACAACTCTAAACGTTCACTTCGTTCACAATACTGTTGCGAAGCTATGCTGAGCGTATAGTGTTCTTGACTCCTGACATTTTCTGGAGAAATTCATGACTAGTATCTCAAGTCTCTACATTTCTTGTAGAAACTTTTGAGGGTGAATGCACCCATTAGCACACCCCCTACACCCCCTGCTACCCCCTTACGGTATTATGTTACCACATGAGTGGTCTAAACGTTCATCGTAATGCCTTCCGGCCTTACTCTTCACATCCTAACCTATGCTAAGTTATTGATATCATTGATGTTTCTCTTTATAAACGCCTACGGCAACAGCTATTCATAACGAGTGATGTATATAACCATATTGGTATGTATATGTTGGCATGTTTCTTGCTAGATGCATATGCTATGCCATTTAGTGTTAGGCATTGGCATGAGTCTTGCTTGTGTACGTGAACAAAACATGAATTCGATTGTAGGGGCTCTAGGAAAGCCATAGACGGCCATTTGATCGTTTGGGCTGGCCTGATACCAAAAACTTTGTTTCGCCAGTTTCACTGTTTGTTCCACATGTTGGCATGGTTATTGCTACATACGTACGCGTGTTCATATTCTCCACGTGACGATTGGTTACTGTTTGATACTAGGTTATTACAAGTGACGATTAGGGAGTGCCAGCTTGAGCCATCCATTAGAAAAATTTGTTACGAGATTAGCTTTTATTAGAATGCCTCTTTTATTCGTCAATTAAATCAATGGCTTACATGCCTACCTGTTTAGTCGTCTATTATTTTATCGTTTAATATCAATGGGTTAGGTCATT